TTCAAACCATTCGTCACCAGATGGAGAAAGTTTACAAATACCTGTCCAAGTAAAATTTAGAACAGGGTTAAGGTTTTCAACTCTACTTGCATATCCATTTTGTGCAACAACCACATGAGTATATGGAAGAGTAATCATATCTCCTGTTTTCTGATAATTGTCATTTGTTCTTTGTGCATCAGTGGTATTTTCTTCTGAAAGAGAAATGCCCTTCATCTTATGCATAGGACGAAGTTCACCTTCTTCCATATCCATAGAAACCCTATAGTCTGGATGTTGTACGTCACCAGTAGAGTGACCTTTAAAGTTGTCTACGAGGAAACCAGATTTGAATCTATTCAATCCATTTGCGTCAAGAATTTCTAATGACTGTGCTTCTTGTTCTAATAAGTTTAATGCAGTGTAGTATTCAACATTCTCAATACGTTGTTCAAGTTTACCAATGTCACGCATTGTATATCTGCGATTATCTTCTTTGGCAGTTCTTGCATCGTCAATATCTAGCATATAAGCAGGGAATGTAAACTCTGCAATCTTCATTGCATTTTCAATTGTCTTTGGAAGTTCTGGTTCTTCTGCTGGAGTACCAGATGAAATTTTAAATTCACCTTTTTGCGTTAAGAAAAGAACATCAACACGACCAAGGAAAAATTCAAAATCATATGCAATGTTAGAGTTATCTTTTGGTATCAGAACATTATGACCACCTGTTCCAGTGAAGGAACGTGAACCAAAGTTAAAGGACATGGATGTGACCTTCTTGGTTGCGATACCTTGACCACTTGTTGCCGAGGTCATGGTTGCATCAGCTACTCTTGGTCTGAAGTCAATTGAATTTCTTAGGTCAAATTCACCAGAGGGTTCACGAACCTCTGGGTCAACTCTTGTTGCAGTATAGGTTGGGATTTCTTTATAGTCTACTCCACTATAAGAGTCAACAGTAAAGAAGTCACCAGCACCATGTTCAAAGTAATTGTAAACAACTGTCAGTCTACCTGTAGGTGCGACTGCGTTACCTTTTCTTACAATTCTTGCAATGTCATAAAAGTTATCTCTTTGTCCTGTATCAAGAACATATCTTTCTGTAATATTTTTAGAACCTTCTGTCAATACATCAATTGTTGCAAATGCACTTGAAGTTTGACCAGTGACCCTTTCGCCAGATTGAAATTCTCTATTGTTTTGTGTGACATAAGTTAAAACACTTGAGCCAGGAATTACAATTGCCCTTGCACCAGTTGTTGCACCAACAATTACCTCACCCTTAGTAAAGACACCAGACAATCCAGTAAATGTAAATTGTGGAATGACTGCATCAGCAGTTGCATCCTCTGAGTCAAAGACTGCCCAAAGTTTATATGCGTCTGCAACACCAAGTGAAACATCTTTGTGATGTGCAGATGTACCATATTCAGCAGCACCAGCAACTCCATCATTATCAACAACACAAACGGAAGCAAGTTGTGCAGTCTTTGGAATTTGGTTTGATGCAGTTCTTGTTACCGTGGTTGTTACCTTACACTTAATGTTTGCAGCAGGAAACGCATTTGTGTTTGTAATTGTAAGAGTATTTCCAGATGCGTTGAATGTTGTGTTAGATGAGTTCATATTAATGACATCACCAGCTGCAGCACCAGAACCACTGTTTGCAAGAACTGATACTACGAAATCTGTATTTGAGTTTGCTGCAAATGTTTCATTTGTATCAGCAGTAACAATCAACTGTCCACTAGAAGTAGAGTTAACTACAAACTGTCTACGAACTGTAATCGCAGTAACAGATGCATTACCATTACTATCAGTCTTCAGTGTTTTGATATGATTTTTTCTTAACTTTCTAAGAAGAATGTTTTTGTTTTGGTCTTGAAGGTTTACACGTTTTCTAGTTGCAGGCACAGTTGTTGTTGCAACGCCAGGCGCAACGGTAACTGCAAGAGTGTCATCATCAGTAATAGATGCGATAATTCTATCACCCACACCAGCAATGTTAATAACATCACCGGCACGAAGTTCAGAGACAAATCTAGTTCCGAAACCAGATACAGTTGTACCAGAACCAGCAGTTGAAACCGTACCACTTAGTGAGAACGATGTATCAAGAACTGTGTCAGCAGAAAAGTCTTGTCCACTGTCTGGGTCATCCATGAATACTTGTTTAACTTTATCAAATGTATTAATAATAATTGTATTGATTGTCAAGTCTACATTTGAACTATTTTCAAGAATTTCATCAGTTTCAGCAGATGATGTTGAAATAAGTTTTTCACCTGTGTTAAAAGAACCAACAACATTAATTAATTCAATTTCAGTGCTGTTTGCATAATGGATAAATCCACTTGCACCAGATGTTGCACCAGTAACTTTTGCGCCCACCGTAGCACCAGCAGATGGAGTACCAGACATTGTAAGTTTGGTAATCATACGAATGTCAAAGAGGTAAAGATTAAACTGGGCAGTCGTTGCAGATGCACCAGATACTAATGGAGCGCTAGTACCATCTGTACCAGAACGATGTTCAAATGCTCTTGCCCTTGCGACACCAATCTCACTACCAGCAGCCTGTCCTCTTGTTGCAGTTGCGGTATCTCTTAGTGAAATCTTTTTGTATGGGTCAGTAATCTCACCAGAAACGAAAGGTGATAAATCAGGCGAACCGTATACTTTAGTTACCTTTGTAAAGTTACCAACCTCAGCAGGAGTGATTGCACCCTTGAATTCTTCAGTGGTTCTTGGTTTTGCAATGTCAAGAAATGTTGGTGCAGAAGTTTCAATCTCATATCCACGAACATATGCTTTGCCGGGCGAAATCTGAATTGCCATCAAACCTTCATTAGTAGTTGCACCTTGGTCAGTTGTTGTTCCAGATGCATAGACACCTTCATTTAAACCATCATCAAGTGACTCTCGTATATCCACACCAAATGGACGGACAGAATAATCACCAGATTCATCAAATGTTCTTCTTGCAAGAGTTTCACCTAGAACAGAGTATTCTGTATTTCTTGTTTTTTCCTCAACAACACCATTTTTAACACGAAGGATTTCAATAAAGTCTTCATCTTCAGCAGAACCAATTGGAAGTTTTGCAAGGGTAAGTGTAACCTTTAGACGATGAGCACCTTTTGCATTTACGTTAGAAGAACCTTGTGCGTTATCCAAAAGAGATGAATCTACCTCTGGGGTTTGTAAAGTTTCTGAAATTGAAAGACCAATTCGATATGATGGAGTATTAGTATATTTGTCAAGAACAATTCTTTGTGCAGTTACACGAACAAACTGTCCACGAACAAAGTACACACCTTCTTCTACGTTTGCAGCAGAACCAGTTGCAGTTGCAGAGGTTGCCTGCAATGTTGCAGAAGATGAGTTGGCAACAATACTGCCAACGACACCGTTTGCTTGAATGTTTTCATTATCAGAAAATACTGTTGAGACATTATCTGAACCAGTTGCAGTATATTTCACATAAAGAGTAAGAGGGTCAGTAGTCGTTGCAAGTTCATAACCTACAACGGTTGCTTTCACACCAGATGTCGCACCAGTGATTGTCTTACCCACATAGTCTGCGGCATAACCAGATACAGGGTTTGAATTGAATGTTGACTGAAGTTTGACAGCATAGTATTCGTTAGTAAAACCAGATTGGCCTGGAATTACCATTGCACCTTCTTTAAACATATGCGTACCAAACTTTTCAATTTGGTTTTGCAGTATGGATTGAAGTTGGGTTAGTTCTCTTGCTTGTACGGCAAAGCCTGGACGAAAGAGAACACGATGAAAATCATCTATGGTGTCAAAGTCATCGTAATACGGCGACACATTCAAATCGGTTTTTTGCATATCTTAATATTCCACTACTACTTTGATGTCTTCTGTTTGGTCTGATGCTCTTGAGATTGCCCTTCTATTTTCTACATAGATTACTTCACCACTGTCTCTGTCGAGTTCTGGTGATGCGTAACCACCAGTGAACACAACACCATTAACTGTCGCAGATATTGAAGTGTCTACACTATAACTTGCACTTGAAGATGAACCAGTTACCGCAGCATTCGTAGAAAATGCAGTAAGGTTTCCATCAGTATCAAGTCCGTATGAAGAATATTTTTCTTGAACATAATACAGAATTTTATTAGTTGCATCGAATTCAATCACACGACCTTGAGCACCAGTTGTTGCCTGTGTGATAAGTTCATCTGCTTGATAGTTAGTTCCAATTGAACCACTAACAATTAACGCATTAGTTGTTCTTGCAGTTGCAATAGAAGCTGCAGAACCACCAGCGGTTGGGTTTCTTAAAATACCCACTCTTCTAAAATCGTTTAGTTGTGTTGCGTCTGAATCTGATGGTTCAAACTTTCCTTGTACCATTACATAATGACCACCAAGTTCTGCAACATCATCTGTACCATGACCGCCAGTAGGTTCAATCATTGGAGTGATTGCACCAGCAGTTGCATTGTTCCAAGAAGTTAATGTCGCACCAGAGATTGCAGATGTTGCCGCAGTGTCAGTAAAAATATTTGTACCAGACAAATCTACTGTTGCAAATGAATATCCAACACCAGCATTTTGCATACTTGTATATGATGCACCGTCACCGAACTCTTGAATTGTACCACCAGACACGACCAGTTTAATAATTGCAGTTGTTGTTCCATCGCCACGAACCTTAGTATAGAACGTGCCGTTTGGATATGATGAACCACCACTTGTTACCATAACAACATTGATTGGACGATTAGCAGCAGAGTTTGCAGTAATCGTTACAGGCATAAAGTCTGTAGTTAAAAAGTTCTGAACCTCTGAAGTTGTCAGTGAATACATATACTTTAAATAATAATTTGCATCATGCCAGAATGGCCCAGTTTGTTCTGAAGTTGGTTCTGCACCAGAAATATTTGTTGCACCTGTTTGAGTTGGGTCACCATTGTATAATACTTTGTATACACGGTACGCAGATGTCATAAAGTAATACGTTGAGTCATAAACTGAAATCGCACCACTTGATGTTGTTGTTTTTGATGGGTAGTTACCTGTAGTTGTTGTTCCAGAAACATCGTGACGATACATATCAAATGCAGAAGTCGTTGCATAATTCCTACGAGGAATTGCAAAAGTTGTATTAGTAGTACCAATCAATTTTGCGGCAAGCATATCATCCCAATAATATGATTCTGGTGCAACACTATCTACAGGAGCAGGGGGAAGACTATCTGAAGTCGCACCCTCTGATGTCCAAGGTTGTGATTTGCCCACGAACATATAATACTTGTCTGTACCAAAAGACGCCTTAAACGAATTTGCACTAGACTGTCTGAACTTTTCTGTAATAATCGCTGCCATTGTTTTTTCCTATAATCTTATTTATTATGCACCTAGTTCCTTGACTTTTGCATCAAACTCTGTTTTAGTTGGTTTGGTTTTATTTTCATCTTTCCATTCTAAATCAGAATATTCCCAACCCCTTAAAATCCATAATGCGTTTGGAACTAATTCATTTAGTACTTTAAT